TCATCAACTTCATCCTTACAGAATCCAGCAAAATCTGTTGTTGATTTACTTATAGCTCCAAGAACTGTTTCTATTTCCTGTGCAATAAGTCCATAATGAGTTCTTTTTTTGCCGTTATATTTATAAGATACTGGATTTAATTTATTTATAAAATCTAAACCTAAATCACTTGTTGCAATAGTGTTTTTTAAATTTTTATCTGAACTTACATTTGGATTATTTGCAAGAAATATATCATCAAATCTAAAATTACCCTGTCCTAAATCAAGTGTACTATCTTCTTGTGGGCCAAACTGTGTAGGAGTAAATCTAAATTTTTGAGCTCCACCTGAAGAAACACCAATTTGATTGGTTGATTTTCTATAAAATCCTGTGGTAGTACTATTTTTAAATGTAATAGATGGTGCGCCATCTGATCCATTTGCTACAAATACTTGTCCATGAATACTCAATCCTTCACTTCGAGTTTCCATCTTGTTCACATTATCAAAGTAGAGTTCACATGAGCCGCCACCATGAAATTTTGCCATGTTTTCATGTCCAGCATCACCACCAGTAATTCTGCGGAAATGTAAAGCGTTACCGTCCCCAACTTGTGAATCAATAAACCTTGCAGCATCTGATCCACCAAGAAGATTCAGCTCTGCTGACATAGTAAGATTTCCAGTAAGAGTAGCACCGATAGAACTTAAAGCAAATTTTGTACTACCAGCCCTTTGCAGTAATAACTCACCTGTTCCATTGTCATTAATTATCGAGTTCGAGCCATCGTGAAATATCATTAGGTCACTATTATTCCCAGCAATAAAAGCACCATGAGTAGACGTAGCATTACTAACTGGGGAATTATCTGGAACTTTGAATCCAACAGCACCTACTCCAACAGGAGACATTATGCCGTCACTTCCTATTGAAAATTTATGTGCGGCATCAACATAAAATCTGATCTCACTTCCGTTGACAGCATTTAATTCGTCAGCCCCTATATGTAATCTTCCATCAACTGTTCTAAATTTACTTTCTGTATCATTATCAAGTAATAAAATATTTGATCCGTTAACTGTTGATTGCACTGCAAGAGCATTTGAACTTCCGCTATATATATGAAGCTTATTAGATGGATTGGTAAGGCCAATTCCAACATCACCATTTGATAATATGCGAAGTCTTGAGGAATTGCTTGTTGATAGTTGCACATCTCCAGCATCAACAGCATCTAAACTTAAAGCTCCTGTTCCTCTGTGTTGTATAAATGTGTTAGCGTTTGCTCCACCAGTGCGTATAAATCTTGCCCCGTAGGTTGTGTAGGTTGAATCTCCTATTAAATCAATAAGACTAGATCCATCTGCTGTTCTACCAGCCCCAATATCTATTTGCCTACTGTTACCACCAGCACCAGAACCATCTAAACTAACATTTGTACCAATATTGGCTTGGCCTGTAGTCGTCAAATCTCCTGTTATAGTTGCTCCTGAGTTAGTAGTGGCTATTCGTGTAGTTGCTCCATGTTTAAAAGTACAAGCACCACCTGTATTAAACTCAGCCATATTTCTGTTATTAGCACTGTCATACATTTCAATTCTGCTGCCATTACTTTGAAGGCTTAAATATCCTCCTCCTGACTCACTAATTATTGAAAGACTGTCTGATCCTCTGTGAAAAAGTTGAAACTCATTAGAATCTCCTAATCTTACGGCCTCATCATCACCTAAATTAAGCTGATTTACATTTACCTGTGCATTTAAATCATAAGTGCCTGTTAAATCTACATAAGCACTTCCATTAAATTTTTTCCATCTATTAGCACTAGAATCCCATTTGATTGCATTAGTTGGTACGTTACTTGGACTGCCTACTGATAACTGCTGTAAAGCTGCATCAATATTTTCTATTATCTGGGTAGGAAACGCAGTATATGTTGTATCTACTGTCGGTAAGTTAAAATCTACAGCCATTACGTTTTTTCTTTAATGATACTACGTACCACGACATTGCCAAGTAAAGTTACCTGCTTTGGGATTACCGTCTAAATCAAACAAAAATACTTTAAAACTTGTTGGATTGGCAGAATCAACAAAATCCACAACTGCAATTCTTTTCTTATTAGTTGTAGTTTCATTATTCACATTGGGAGTAACTGCTATACCTTGTACATCTACAAAGTTTACATTAAAGGTAATTTCCTTACCAGAACCACTGCTATCTGACAATGTACACGATCCTACACCAGTATCATTAAGAATTTTTGTATCTAGTTTTAAATTTAATGATGTAATTTTTCTATATTTACCATTTGTAGAGTTAACGATTGTTCTATATTTTACTCGTCTAAATTGCGTACCAAATCTGAAGAAAGATTGTCCTGTCTGTGTTACACCATCTGTTGTAAAGGCTCCACTCGTTCCAGAGGCAGTGTTAATAGTGCCTTGATTTTGAAGACTACCTGAACCTATACCACTACCACTCTGTATTACTGAAATTTTTGTAGATGCTAAATCGGCTCCATAATCAAAAACTTCTTCATAAAATCCAGTAGAAGGTGCTGGTTCTAGATAATTTAAATTTGTAGGATTTGCAGTTATTAAAGCTGTCATAGTATTAAATTGTGGACTTGCTTCTGAACCTGTACCGATAAAATGCTGTTTCCAAGTTTCTGTTGTATTAGCTGGAATGTAAGCAGCATCATTAGCGATCAAGCAATTACTTACACTATTACTTAAAACTTCTGATGGACTTGTTGTGAAGTTAGAAAAGAAATTGGCATTTAAAACAAAATCAGGTGGTTGAGATACTTTTTGTGTTGTCTGAAATGATGGCCCAATATTTCCAGCAGTATCTATAGCAGCAATATGATATGTGTAAATGTCAGAAGCTTGTTCAAATACAACATTAAAGACACCATCAACTCTTCCTATAACTGTTGCAGAGGCAAAATCAGTTATATCAGTCGCAGTACTTTTATGTTTACGGATTTCAAAAGTTGCAATTTTTAATTGATTATTTTCATTAATACTGCCAGCTTTCCAACGTAATAAAACATTATTATCAATAACTTCTGTTGTACCTGTATCTGATGCCTGTGGAGTGCTTGGCACATTTATTGTGGCTAGTATTTGCAAGGCAGTTGTTGATAAATTATCATTTACATCTCTACTCTGTACATAATAATATCTTTGCCCTGATGAAACTAGCCAGCTTACCTCTTCTTTAAATGCCTCTGAGTTAGTAAAAACTTCTAAATCTGTATTTCCATTTGTGATACCAGCAAAAGTAGATGACGTTGACCTTGTTATTTTATAGTCCTTAAAAGCTAAATTTGCAGTTTTATCTTTTGTTGGTTTTGTATAGCTAATAGTAACAAAGCCTTGTCCTCCTTCACTTCCTAATTTATAAGCTCCATTACTAGGTGGATTTAATGGTGTAACGGTAACTGTTTGAGTTACAAAATCACCTCTAAAACGATCTTTAATATTTTGTACATCTTCATTTACATAACCAGAATCTAAAGCTGCAATTTTAAAATCTTTAGACATATTGCTATTGTTTTCAGCAAAATCTGTTTCAAAAGTAAATGATGTTGCATTAGTTTCAAATAATAAATTATCTGAAGAATCATAAATTCCATATTTATGAATTTTAAATGTTACTACGTTTGTTGCTGAAATTAGACCACCAACAGGTGACCATCTCAAAGTAACTTGATCTCCTGTAAAAATTACAGGAACAGGTTTCATAGTAGGTGCTGATGGTCGTTGGAAAGTAATAGTTTTCGTTAATGTAGAAGCTGTTCCTGATGCAATAATCCCAGTATCAGGAAAATCAACTCTCTCATAAACTGGATTAATAATAAATGTTCTAACTTTATTAGTAGCATTATTATTTCTATCAATATTTGCAGCAGTTATTGGTATAAATAACTTTGAATCTTTTACAATAATCGGAAATATATTCTCCTCTCCATTAATATTTGATCCAGAATAATTTGTTGTTACTTTATATCCAAGAACATTTGGCATATTAGTTTGCTGTGTCACATTAGGCCAATTAAGAATTATATTTTCTTTTGTAATTGTTACTTTAACTTCAGCATTAGTTGGAAAAACTGGTTCTGGAACATTAAATGTATAAGTCAATGCTGCGCTTTCAGCACCAGCGCGATTTATAGCTTTTATTGTAAAAGTTTTTGACCCAGAAAAGTTTAGAGGTGTTTCGTAAGTAGTAACATTGGATTTAATTTTCTTTGTTGTATTAGAACCATCTGAAACTTCATAACGTTTAATAGCATAGGAACCAATTGTTGATGGTTCGTCCCAATTTAAAACAACCATATTATTTTCAATGGCCGGAAAACCTGATACCGCCTGTGGTGCAGAAGGGGCTACAGGTGTAAATACAAAAGTAGCAGCGTTTACACTGTATCTTCCTCCTGTATCTCTGGCTTTTACAAAATAGGTATGATTTTCAGCAAGAAAATCTTTTGTTATACGAGTAGATCCTGTGGTTCTTCCAACAAAAAAGCTGTTCTTAGTTCCAAACGTAACTGAGTTACCTGCTGCAATTTCTGTTGCACTTAACTTATGAATTTCATAAAAAGCAATATCTAAATCTTTAAATTCAACTTGAGGATTAACACTTGGGCCATTTGTAAAATCAGGGTTGGGGTCATTTTCATTAAAAGAAACAATATTTCCAACTGTTGTTCCATTTGCAGTAACACTTAAACCAGTTACATCGTTTGGTGGTTCTGTTTTACCTACAGTTGTTATTCCAACATCTCTAGATTTGCCTGATAATTTGCCACTCCCCGAACCGATGGAAAATATCTTTACATCATATCTGTTTTCTGGACTTACATTTAAAATATCAAAACTTTGTCCTTGTACTTCTTCTTTTTTCTCAGTACCATCTTTAGTTATTCTTAATAAAAACTTACTGACATCTGCAACTTGTTTCCATTGAATAATTAATTTTGATCGAATTACAACTTTATTGGAATTAGTATCACTTTGATTTATAGATTGTTTGTAGAGTCTTTCAGTAATTGTTGCTGCTGATGGTCTTTTTGGTTTTACATCAATATTTGTAGCATCTCTAAAAGTAACTGAAGATCCAGTTTCAACCGCTGCATAAATACTATGATTATACAAAAGTGCAGTTACTTTATATTTTAAACTTTCTTCTTCCTCTACAAGTAAAACTCTGTATAACTGATTTTGTAAATTTTGATTTGCATTGCCTCCCGAAGTTTCAAGAATCCAAGTTGACATTACATTTGGTGCTGTATTTGTGCCATCCGCAGTTTGAAAATTACCACTTACTGTTATAACCGCACCAGTGATGTTAGATACGGTTTTTTTACTGACACTGCCATCTGGCATTAATACATTAAGAGTCCTTGTATAGCTAACAGAATTTGCAGGTAAATTAGAGGCACTCGCATTGTCAACTGTTATTTGATTTGTTCCATTAACAGCAAAAATTCGACCACCTCTTCTTGTACCAGTTTTTACTTGGTCATTAATAGCAATAACCTGACCCGGCCTAACAACTACTCCTGTATCAATAGAAACTGTAAAAGTAACAGTTTCTGTTAGTAATTGTTCTGATTCTCTAGTCCATTTAGCTAATCTATGAGCCTGACCCGAACTTGTGCAGCCATAAGCCTGTATTTGTTTTTTTACTATTCCGTATTTTGCTATAGCAATATCTCCGCCAGCATTAGTTGTCGCAGTTACATCTCCTATTGTTGTGTTTGCAATAACATCTTGAGAAGGAAACTGTTCATAGGATGTTTTTCTTTGGTTATTGTCATAATATTTTGCTATTACTAATGTTGATCTACTTTTTATATCACTTCCTTCATATGTAAAATTACCTTCAACTACATTTGCATTAGTAAAAATATAGGCTGGCAAAACATCCTGTGTTGCACTGTAGGCTCCACCATTTACCTGTGGTGCTGGTTTATCTTGTGATAAAAATAACGTACCAGCAGACCAAAATGGCATAACACGCATATTGCTACAAATAGCATTTATCAAGTCATATGCTCTAAATTCTTTATTTATAAGTTCATTAAATGAAAATCTGGCTTCTTGAGCGGTTTCAAAAAAAGTACAATTTCCACTTAAGGCACTACCATTAGGTGTAACTTTTCTTGCTCTAAAACTCCGTCTATTTAATTTTCTAATTTTAAAAACTACAGCATTATTTTGTGTAGCTGGTGATGATCCAGACGTACCAGATGTAAATGTAATGCTTATTAAGTCATTTGTTTGGTATTTGTGGTCTACTGTACAGGTTATGTCTGCACTAGACTTATTTGCTGCTAATGTCCAAGTTCCTGACTTTTGTGCGCCTATTGCATCTCCAACATTACGTTGAGTGCTGACCAGTTCATTATTATATTGACTAATATTCCAAAAACTATATTCATCAAGTGCTGTTTCTGGTATAGATAACCCATATCGAGTATTTACGAGTAAATCATAGAGGCAAAACGCTGGATCGTTTGTATAAAGTCTCTGCCATGTACTCCTTAAGGTTCCATTTGCTGTTAAAGATGTTCCACCAGCCCAAGTTGCTGAAGAATTATAAACAAGTCTGCCAGCCCTATCTGAATCAGTTGGGTTATCATTATCGGTGTAAACATTTTTTGGCACTGCCACTCTTGTCCCTCTAAGCCTGTAATAACGTCTTGGGATGGAGCTAAAACTTTCGCTTGAAGCAGTGAATCCTACTAAGGATGTATTTGGATATTTATTATTATCAAATGTGATAATCTGATAGGAAACCCATTGAATGTCAGATTGTTTTTTTGTTGTTGGGTCATCAGATATTCTTTTAACTCTTAAATTAAAAGTAGTACCATCTACATAATTATCGGGCAAATCAAAAGTATATTGTCTTTGGTAAGGATCACCAGTTCTTCCGCTTACTCCAACATTTCCATCAGATGTGCCATCTTGGTCAGAGTCATTGTTAGGAAAAGCACTTACAAAATCTGCATTAGGATTCGTACCACCATCAACTCTATATTCAATTCTGAAGAAAACAGCTAATCCTAAAATGTCTCCTTTATCAGTAAAGTGCTGTAAAGCAGGTATATTAATTGTTACTTTTATTCTGTCTGCATCAGGAAAATTTGAAATAGTAAAATTTCTATCAACTGGAGTATCTTGTGCAATATTTCCACTATTGACGGTAATTTCTTCTCTTGTTGCATTAAAACCACGTATAACACTTTGATTAGCAGTACCTACTCTTGAAAGAATTTTGACATCATCAAAATTAACATCATCCTCATCAAATTCATCTTGATCGTTTAATTCAGCATCTTCATCAACAATTGGAGTATCATCTAAATAAACATCCTTTTGTGCGTGCTTATCATAATTTGCAGCACCAAAAGCCAACCCTTCATCCAAAGCAGAAGGAAAACCTTCTATTTGACCTTCACAAATAGCATCTAGTACTTTAGCAGTGGCAAGACTATCTAAATTATCATCAGCAGTTGAAGGCCCACCACCTTTAGCCCCACCACCAGCACCACTAATAATATCTAAATCTTTGTTTTCCATCAGTTATTTATAACATTTATGCCTGCTGAAATTACCACAGATCCAACCATTCTTTCTCCGTATAAGATTGGCACTGGTAAGCCTGCCATTGAAGTATTTAAAGGGCTGTTAAATTGAAAACTGTTTGGTTCTTCAGTACTATCATCTGGGAGTGGTGTTAATAAATTTGAAATACCACTAAGAACTAAGGCTGCACCAATACCAAACGCAGCTTTAGCTCCCATACTAGCAGCAGCAAAACCTTTAGTAAAACCATCTGCTAATGCTATTTTACCGGGTCCAAAAGCACCAAAAGCACCAAAAGATAACCCGATTAAAGCAGCACCTAGTATTATTTGACCAAATCCTCTGCCCTGACCACTAATAACAGGCACTATTTTAATGTCAGATTGACCTGTTGGAAAATGTAATTCCTCTAATGTTCTTAGTTTTTCATTTACTATGACTTTGTAACTTTTATCCATCATATAATTTTCTGCTTGTGGATAATTACCAATTAGACATTTAACCGCATCTGCTACCGTATGAACTTCAGTCTCGATTTCCTTAACGCCTACAAACTCAGCTAAGTCCCCATATAATTTAATTTTACGAGGACAATCCAACATACCTGATAATCTTGCCTGTAATGCTTCTATAATACCTATTGTACTCTTCTTTGCACGATAATCTTCCCTGCGGATGATGTAACAACATGTTATTTTCACATAAAACAGCAATGTGATTTAAGCCATTGCCAGAAAAATTCATCAGAGGGCAATCATACAACTGTAAAGGTTCATTATCTTCTAAAGCTCTAAAACCACCTTTCTCATAACACTCTTCAAATATTGGATTAAAAGCAAAATCTTCTGGATCATCAGGCTTATCAAAATCAATCAAATTAATATTCAAATATGCTTTGTAAAATTCTCTGACAAGTTGCCAGCAATTTGTGTGTTCCCAAGTCCACGGTCTACCTAATAGTGATTGTTTATATTCTTTCGGTACAAAATCATACCACTGTTCAGTATGTGGATTAACTATGTACCAATGCTTGTTTGTTCTTGCTGCTGATACTCTATCTGCTGGACTTGCAAAAGCGTTTGTTGTTGGATGTGAGTGAACTATGCCTTGTATTGCATCATTACCATATTCATCCTCTATTTCAGCATAATCTGTCGGACTTAAAATAAATTGATCTGTTGGTATCTGTGCTAAATTCCTGCATTTTTTATAGACTAACTTACCTTTTATATTTACTAACAACCCACAAATTTCTTTAGGACTTTCTTTTAAGGCATCTTCAATAACTTTTTTCTGCCAGTAAATCAATTATAAAAATCTCCAATTCCCGGAAATTCTGATGGCAAAAATTGACGGCTTGGTAACTTATCATTTATGCCGTCTGTAGCAACGGCAAGTTCAAAAGAAACAAAATTTCTTGTCTCAACTGATTTTCTAGCAATTTCAAATTCCTCAATAGGAAATTCCTGTGTATCATCAGGTGTGCCGTATGGATTATTTCCTGTAAAATTACTATTTGGTAAAAATTCTGCAAGCGTTCTTCTTCTTTTTATTGTTGCACCTACTAAATCATTAGCAAAAGTCACTTCATTAACTGCATTTAAAATACTTGACATATTACCAATATTTAATGCAATGATTGCTAAATTACTTATTGTTAAAGTAGGTCTTGGTAACTGTTTTGAATCATATTTAAAACCAGTTGCCTCTATGGGCATTCTGTAATATGTATTTCCGTTCCAAACTATGCTGTCTTGATTCGTTGTATCTTTTGTATTGTTATGAAATCTTATCGTTGAAATATTGTTTCCACTAGGGTCTTGTATAGAAGTTGTGCCATGAAGTACAGGGTCTAATATAAGCTCAAATAATTCTATGATTGGACTAGGATTAACAGATTGTAAACTGGAAGTTGGTACTGGCATTATGACGCAGGTTCAAAAACTTCTCTAAATGTAACTTGTACTCTTGCTCTTCCATTTATCTTTATACTTTTTGTATAATTTCCTTCAACAACAAAATTCATTGCACTTTCTGTCGGAACTGTATAGCGAAAATTTGCACCATCTACAGCCCTTGCATCAAAAAAATCAGTCAAAGTGTCAGCATCAGTCTCGCTTTCCTCAAAAGTAAGATTAAATATTTTTGCATTTTGATTTAACCCGAACGAAATTCTATGTTCATAACCGTCACCAAATTTTACAACCCTAGTTTTTGGTGCATTGCGTTTAGTTGCACCATATATAGGTACAAAAGCTGTACCTGCTGCTGTGTTAGGTAAGTTAGCCATTAACTATATAATAACCCTCCTTGTCTTTTTTGCTGAACCAACTCAGCTTGTATTGCTTGTGAAATAGCTTTACCAAGTTCTGCAGCTTGACCTTCATCGCCTTCAACGCTTGAACCAGTTGCATCAACAGAAATATTAATGTTATTAACTACCCCACTGCCACCAATTTCATCATTTGGAATAATTCTACCAGCAGAAGTAGGAACAAAAATTTCTGGACCCTTTTCCCCTACTATTGATGGTTTGCCTACAGGTGGCATACCACCTGCAGCAAAAGTTGGAAGATTTTTGAATATACCCTTAGATTTACCAAAAATATTAAATAATAAAGTGTTTATACCAAGTTGCATGAGTTGTCTTCCAATATTTCGTAGAACACTTACAGCAGCTTCGCCTAGTGTTTTAGCACCCATTGCAGCATCAGTTAAAGCATCAGAAACACCTGTTGCAATGCTATCTCCAATTTTTTTGAATATTTCCTCTTGCCTTTTGGCAGCTTCGTTAATTTTTTCCACTTTTGTTAATTGTTTATCTAAACTGTCGTTAGCTTTGACTAAATTAATAAGTCTTGCTTCCTCAGTAGGTTTAAGATTTTGTTCTTTTATCTGTGCAATTTGTTGTTCGAGATCAAACTCCTTCTTTTTTTCTTCTCCATTTATTTTTTCTCTTTGTAATTTTGTATTTAATTCTTCATTAATTTTTTTAAGGTTTTTATGTTGCAAATTAAATTGTGCTGTAGCATCTCTTGTCTGTGCAGCAGGTAAACCACCTTCTAAATCTTTTATTTCTTTTTTCAGTTTTTTAACCTCTAATTTCATATCACTTATACCCTTGACTCCGAAAAGACTTAATTGTGGACCAAGAAGTGATCTAAATACATCTGCTGTTTTGCTTGCTTCACTTAACGACTTTTCTAATTCTTCAATTTTTTGTTTCCGTTCATTTATCCTTTGGTTTATTGCTGCTGCAGTACCAGTTTCTAATAAATCATTAAATTCTTTCTGTGCATTATTTGCTTCTAATATTTTTGTAATAAACATACCAAGAGCAACGACAACTAAACCAATGCCAGTTTTAGCCAAAGCAACTTTAAACGCAGTAGCAGCAGCAGTAGCCTTTGCAAAACCACCTGCTGTAGCAAAAGCCATTGTTGCAGTAGTACCTAATTGACCACTTGCAGCCGCAGCCGCAATTGACATTGTTGCAAGTTGTGCTTTTGTCAGAGCTATTGCAACAGATAACCCTTTAAAAGCTAATGCAGCACCTCCGATAATTGCTACAGCTTGTCCACCCTCGCCACTTAAAGCATTTAATAAAGCTGTTAGTGCTTTTACTGCAGGTTCAACAACAGGTATAAGAGCCTTGCCTAAGACTTCTCCGAAATCGCGAAAAGACTCGCCTAAAGAATCAACAGAACCAGCAAAACCTACAGAAGCAGCTTGGGCTAATTTATTATAACTTTCATCTACAATATCCAAAATCATGGTATGAGCTTTAGCAACCTGATTTGTTTTCATTAACTCTTTAATTACTTTTGTTTGTTGTTTAGTAAAAGCAATACCAGATCGATTTAAATTTGATAAATTTCTTTCAGGGTCTTGTAATGCTTTTGCAAGTTGCATGAAAGAAGTACTGACATCTACTTGGTTGACCTGTGCAATATCGGCTGCAGCTTGCGCCACTCTTTCGTAAGATTCAACACCAATATTTCTGAAACTTGTTAACAGGTTAAAACCTCTTGTAAAATCTTCTTGATTAAATAAAGTAGTTTTTCCAAACTTATCTGCAACTTCTTGCAATTCTCTTAAGGTGTGAGCACCAGCACCTAAATTACTAATACCTTGTTCAAGAATTTTTATATCTCTTTCCCTAGCAAGAAAAGTTCCAATACTATTATTGACAACAGAAAAAGCTGTACCAACAGCAAGGATTGGCGCAATGCTATTTCTTAATGCAACACCTAAACCTTTTGCTGCCGTAGATGTTGCAGCCAAAGAATTTGTAGCACCTTTTGATGCTGCTGATAATCTGTTTGTGGCTGCAGAAGCATTATTTAAAGAACTGACAGCATTTCTTGTGTCAACTCTTAAGGTAACAATACTTTCAGCCACTTAAATAAATTCTATTACTTACATACTACCTGTTTTTATATCTATCTTGCATCTTTTTTTCATTCTCATATTTATTTTCGTAATAGGCAGCCCAATATATTAATTCCTCTTCTGTCATATTTTGTCTTAACTCTGTTAATGTTTTTCCTAATTGTGATGCGAGAAACAACTCGAAGTTAAGCCAGTTATTTCTCTTTAAGCGTTTTTTGCTGTATCAACATCTATTTTTAATTCAAACAAAAATAGCTCGATATCATTTAAAACTTTTTCCGGTAATAATCTTTGTAGGTCAATAGCATCTGCCAAAGCAAACATTTTTGATCCATCTTCTTTTTGTGCAATCTGACAAAGCAGTTGTGTAGATACCATTAAAGCATCATCAGTACCAACAGCAGTTTGTGCTTTTTGTCTGTCGTATCTTGTTAAAGGTGGAAAGTAAACATCAATTTTTTGACCAGAAGGTAACTCTAATTCATATTTGCGTCTTGTAGACATAACATCACTAAAACCTTCAGTAATGATGTCAATGGTTCTTTTTGTTGCCATGTAAAATTAAATACTTTTACCTAATGTACTATATAGCTG